CTGAACTGCCTCGGCCCACTCCCCACAAAATATGGTTTTCACGCATGTTTTGTACCAAATAATATAAAAATTTCAATAGATCCAAATAGTTGTGCTGTTTGAATGCTGCCAATTCTTCCTGTACTCTAGATTGAATCTGAGCATCTTTGGGAGCAATATTCAATATGTGTGATTCAATATCAAAATTTTTTGCACTGTCTGGCATGAACCATTCACTCTGTAACAATTTGTCAAATTCCTTCACATCTACCAGCATGGGAGTGTACACTCTCAATGGTTCTGCCACTCCTGTGAGTGCTGCTGATTTGTTAAAAATATCAATTTCTTTGTGAGGTTCGAATTGAAGATCCTGCAACACATCCAATCTATTTTGATAGATCAAATCAATCGCATCTTGATAATCGAATATGGGTATACCTAAACTGTCTGTTCGCATAATGAAATATTATGCTGTATATTAATCGATATTGATCAAATTGTCAAGATCTTTTCCAGTTTCTTTAGCCATTTTCAGTTGTTCTGCTGCCAATCTCTGTTTCAATTCTTGATTGTACACGTCTAAGAACACACCGATTTGTTGACGCAGTTCTGGATTGCGACTTTGAAAAAATTTAGTGCGTAAATCACTCAGTTTGGCTTCCAGTTGTGATATGCTGTATTGACTGAGATCTTCTGACAGTGGATGGAACATGATATTCCTAATTTATTAATTACTGAACGTACCCAAGTATTTGGCAAACACTGTGGCGCCTTGGTTGTAGGTCCAAAATTCCACATACATGGGATCTTCATCCACATTCACTATGAAAGGTGTAGGAAAATCAGAATCTTTATAAATCAAACCTGCATTTTCAGTGCTCCATATCACAGTTCTAGCCACACCGTCGCTGCGTAGTTCCACAATCACGCTGCTCATTGCATTGGACACTGCGGGCCAATCAGTCAGTGTTAATGATAGGTTAGCACCCACAATAAAAGATTGAAAATTACCATTGTCTATGCTGATATTTTGAGGAGTGGTTATGGTTCCTGCTCCATAAAATGCTGTGGTATTGTTGATCAATTTGGCACCAGTGATGGTGTTGTTGGCAAAATTATTGGCAGCATTCAATTTGGCAGTGTTGGTTTGTAGTGTTTCTATTTCTGTTTTGGCAGTGACAAAATTGTTTTTGATGGTGGTAAAATTATCTCTAAAACCTTGGCTGTTGTTGTCCTGTCCTGCCACAGGATATGTTTCGTCAATACTGGTTGTGTTTATGTTGCTGGCCATTTTGCTTCCTTATTGTTTGTACTTATTTATCTGTTTCCTTCATGCTTTAAATGTTATATTGATAGTTGGGAAACATGATATATTGTTCTGTACCGCTTTCAGTGGTGCTATCAATGATGTATCTATCAATTTCAAAATCTATCTGTTTGAAATCAAAATTACTGTTTTTTAAAGCAGTCAAAATACTTTGACTGGTGCCTGGTTTACAGTAACACAATGGAACCACAGTCACATAACCCAAAGGCTGAGTTTGACCCAACTGAGCGGTTCTCATCCATAAAGGTAAAAATTCTGCTTCTGTTTCACCCACATTTCTTATGTTGTTTCGCATGTTGGTGGTGTTGCTCACATATCGTTCTATGTCATTGGGATTGGCAATATTTAATATGTTGCTGTCCACTCTGATCACACTGTAATTGGGTCTAAATCTAAATGTGTCTGTGGGATTGTTCACCACTGTGCCCACGTTGATCACGGTGTTGTTCTGTAGTGTGACACTCAAAATTCCAGTCACAGTGTTCAATACCAAACTGCCTGTTCTGGCATATATCTGTAGATTGTTGCCGATAGTGCCCACAGCAATGGGAAGATTATTGTTGGCATACAATGTGTAGGTATTACCACCCACATTCAATTTGGTCACATCATCTATAACTTCTATGTCAGTTTGACTGATGGTTATGATGTTGTTGTTTTTGATTTTGATCTTGCTGCTGACTGACTTGTTGACATCGTCCATGGGATCTATCATTTCCACATACACCACTTCATACACCACAGTGTTGGTGCCTGGTGTTTTGGCCACTGCTGTTTTGATTTCTCCAAACTTGTATCTTTTTCTGCGATGATTTTTTGCTGTGGCTGCCACATAATAATTGATGGTCTTGGTCTCTATGCCTGCGTAAATCAACATCTTCAATTGTTTCTGAATACCAAATAATTCATCGTTGGGTCTATAGATAGAGTTGGGTGTGAATATTTCTGGATCACCCACCAAAGCTAGATAAGCATTTCTTTGATCAGTTTTTAAGAAAGGTCTCACATAAAGATTGCTGTACAACAGATCACTGGCAGCTACGACTTTTAATGTGAAAGTTTTTGTGGTGGCACTGTAACCATATTGATCTCTGGCTTCCACAGTGAATGTGAACACTCTGTCAATGCTGGTTTCGTTGTTGTCCAGTGTGAAATCTCTACTGTCAAATGTGGTGAGTCCCAATAATCCGTTTATTGGAAATTGTCTCACTTTGCCTAATATTTCTCCATCCAAAGCCAATGTTAATCCATTGGGCAAAGCTCCAGCAGTGATCACATATCTCAATTTGGCATTGGGCACTGTGGTTGTAGCAGAAATGGCCAGTGTGCTGATAAAATTAGCATTGATGCTGCCCAAATTACCATCTGTGTTCCAAGTGATCACACTGTCCACTTCACCCAATATTTTCACCACAAATGTTTTGTCTTTGATGGCTAAACTTTCAGCGTTGACTCCAAATCTTGTGGCTCGCACTGTGAATTTGTATTCTCTGGTGATGGCTGGTTGATAAGGCACTCTGCCAGCCACTTCTCCTGAAGTGCTGTCCAATGTACAACCTGGTGGTAATGTGCTCGCTGTGGCATCATCGTTGGTGGGTCTCAGTGTGTAGGCCACATAACCTGGTATGCTGTTGGGATCATACAATTCCAAATACAGTGTGACATAATTGTTGGCTCTTTTGTAACCCAAATCTCTTGGAGTGAGCCATTGTGGAGTTCTGATGTATGTGCCATCAGAAGTGAACACACCACTGCCCACTTGTAATATGGTGTTGTCTGCTCTTAGGAAGTCATCTCCCACCACAAATATTCTAAATTTTCTTTTGGCTATGCTGTCACCATCGCTCACACTCACAGTGAATTCGTAATAACGATTCAGTTTGCGAGGAGATCTGGTAGGTATAGCATAATCATAAAATTCCACATCATAATAAAAACTTTCAAAACCACTGGCACTGCGTAATCCAAAGTCATAGGGAAAACTGCTGAATGTGTTCGCATCATAAGTGCCGCTGGCAGAAGCTATGTCCAATGCCAGTATGGGATCTATCACACCGGTCAATCTGCCCGTTTTGGTGAGTGTGATACCTGGAGGCAATGTGCCATCTCCTTGTGCTATGTAATATTCCAATTCGTCGCCAGCAGATGTGTCAGGATCTATGGCATCCAATTGATAATCTACATAGGTACTGTCCAGCACAAACAAAGCATTGTTTTCTCCCACAGGCAATTGACCAGCTGGTGTTATCCATACTGGTTCATCTGGTCCCACCACTGTGATACTGTAGGTTCTGTCTTGAATATCAGCACCCAATCGAGCTCGCAACACAAATCTTGATTGAGTGGTTCTGGTGACTTCCAAAGTGGTACCCACTATGGCATTGCCTTGCAATCTTAATCCATTGGGCAATGTGCCCGCTATTAGGTTCACAGAATCCACTGTGTTCAGGGGTAAATTGATGGAAGTAATGGTTCTTTCAGCAATAGTGCCCAAAGAATATCCGGTTGGCTGTGTCCACAAGTTGCTCATACGAAGTATTTATCGAGAAATTATATGGAGCCGAAGTCATGCACAGTGGCATTGGGAGCACCGATAGTGCCCATGTCCACTGGATTGATACTGAAGTATAGATCCAATAAATTTGTGATATTTTCATTGTTGGATCCATCCAAAGTGATTTCACCCATGTCAAATCCAATGAATGAATTTCTATCACTCACATCAATGCCATACACCAATGATTGCACATTGGTAGCTTGAATCTGATCCACTCCCACTATGTCGTTGCCAGCACCTGTAAGAGTAGCACTCAGTGTGGGATTACTTTCATTGGCCAACAAAGATTCTATTTCCAATGTGGTGCCATTGCTGAGAGTTCTTGTGGCAGCTCCACCTGTACCAAACACTTCCAACATGCCTGTGCTGTTGATGGTCAAATGAGGACCTGTGTCACCAAACACCAGTATGCTCACTATGCCTGATGAAGTAATGGTGATTTTGTCATTGTTGCTGGTGAATGAAATATTGCTGCCTGCTTCTAAACTTTTGAATTGTAAATCCACACCTTGTTTCTGATAGAACAATCCTTTCACAGTGCTGGTGTCTGTGAGCCTATTGGTCACTGTGGTGCTTTCAGGATCTCTTGCGTCTAATTCAGCAAAATTATTATTGACTTTGATAAACGCTTCGCGTAAATCATCACCTGTGCCATCATTGGCAATTGTTCCTATGTTTATGGTGCTTATGGGCATATCAGTATTTATCTTTCTGCGTTTTTAACCAAATCTTCTGATTTTGGTTCTTGGGTAAGCAGCACCTGTGGTTTGCCTAGTTTTGTATGTGTTTATTGTGATATTGCCTGTGAGAGCTCTTTCCAATTTATAGAATAGATGTCTATTATTGGAGCTGTCACCCAATGAAGTGTAATCTCCTGCTAAACCGCCTGTGCTTCCTATCTGTCCCACTTTGGCATTGGCCGTGAGATAAGATCTGGCTTCAGATTGTGTTAATCTAGGTTGATTTTCTGCCAAACAAGCCAAACATCCTGTGACTTGAGGACTGCTCATGCTGGTGCCTGATATGGATCCCAATTTGTAATTGGTGTCTCTAGGATCGTTCACCAGTGTGATGCCGAATTCTGCGGCTGCTGTGGAATCATACACTGCTGATACAATGTTGCTGCCGGGTGCCCAAATGTCCACTCTGCTGCCATAGTTGCTGAAATCGGATTTGTACTCTTGTGTGGTGGTGCCCAAACTGCCCACACAGATCACATTGTCAGCTGATCCTGGTGATGAACCTTGTGAATGAAACAAAGTGAATCCACTGTACACAATACTGTTGTTGTAATCTGCAGCAACGGCTGTGGCACAATTCCAATAGCTGTTGCCTGCAGACGCTATCACAATCACTCCATCTTGAATGGCATCTTGAATATCTGCATCCAAAGCAGCATATCTAGCTGGTGTTCTATAGAGATATGTGCCGGCTGGTACTGGCACTCCTCTAGCTTCCAATGTGATTCTTTTTTGACCATCTGTGCCTGTCACTGCTGTGGTCACTCCTCTGTAAGTAACTGAAGTGATTGTGCTGAGATTGATGTTGCCATAACTATATCCCCAACTGTTATTGACCACTGTGGGATTGCGTCTGCCTGTGACGGGATTGATGGGTTTGTTGAGATGAAATGCTCTAAGATAATCAAAAATATACAGTGTCCAATCACCTGCAGGTCCGTTGCCTCCCACATAATCAAATTCCATATGATAGATATTAGCGCCACGAGCCCAACCTTGAGTGTTGCCTGCCACTGTGCCTGCCACATGTGTGCCGTGATTGCTGGAAATATCGTTGTAACTGTATGCACCCACTGTGGTGTAACCCAAATAAGCACTGTGAGTGAACCAATTATATTGATTCACACGACTGCCACCAGTGCCGTCTGAGTTCACAGCAAATTCTGGATGGTTGGGATTGATATGTGCGTCCACAATCACCACATCCACATTTTTGCCTGAACTGGTGGTGTTCACAGTCTGTGTGGTCTGAGTGAATGCTCCGTTGGTGCCCCAGTTGGTCAATGCTGTGCCTGCTGTGATTCTGTACAAACCCCAATTTTTGTCATTGGTGTCTATGGTGCTGGATTTTTCAAAATTACCTGATTGAGTCCAGTGTGGAGTGGGTTCCAATCCCAACACACTGGGCAATAATTCCACGGCCAACACTCTGGGATCATTGCGTAATTGAACTGCTTCAGCATCAGGGAGATAATAGTGTGTGTTTCTGCTGATTTCTCTCAGTTGTGCTATGTCCACTTTGCGGTTGGGTATGTAAAGATCTCCACCCACACTTTCCATGTCATCGTAGAAAGAGTCTATGTCTGAACGATTGCGTAGAGTAACCACATACTCTTTCATGTCTGACATGTTAAACCTCTAGTTTTAATAGTGTTAAAGTCACTGTGACTGTGCCAGTGCTGCCGCTCTTGTTGGTAACTCTCACTGGAATAGTGGTAGTGGGCGATGTTTCATTGTTGAATCCTATCACAGCTGGTGACATCAGTATGGTTTGATTGCCGGTGGTGATCACTTCTGCTATCACTCCTGATCCTGGTGTGGGATCTTCTGTTTCCAATCTACTTGCATCTGCTGTTCTGCTGGCAGCGTCTGTGTATAATCTTACCCAAGCAGCCACTGATGTTTGAATTTTGTACAACGCATAACCTTTGAATCCTGTGATGTTTAAATCTCCTGAAGCGGCGTTGGCCAATGAACCTGTGGTGCCTGCGGCTGTGCTTCTGCTTTCCAATCCACTCACTGTGGTGGCCGTGATAGTGATGGTGTCTGTGCTTTCATTGGTGGTGATGCTGATGCCTGAACCAGCAGCCAATGTCAATGTGTCGTTGACGTTATCAGCCAGCACTGAACTTTGTCCAGCCACTGCTATGTTGGTGAATGTGTTGGGATGAACAGCATTGATGGTGATTGAATCTGCTGTGGCGTCTGTGGTGATGGTCACATTGCTGCCAGCCACCAGTGTCAATGTGTCTGTGCTGCTGTCTGCCACCACATTGCTTTGTCCTGACACTGCTATGGTGGTGAACACGTTTTGTGTCACATTGGGAGCAGAGTTGGTGATGGTCAAAGTTTTGCTCAATGCTGTGGGCGTGATGGTTATGCCTGTGCCTGCTGCAAATGTGAAAGTGTCATTGAGAACCGTAGGAGTGATGGTCACTGCTGAACCGTCTGTGGCAAAAATACCAAAAGTATTGATGGGCACTGTGCTGTTGACCCAAGCTGCTCCATTGTATTTTAAAATCTGTCCATTGGCTGCTGAAGTGATGGTGACATCTGTGAGATCATCCAAT